CAACAGCTACACCGTTGAAGCAGTTACTTCGGCCACGTCTGCTGTTACGGGCGGCGGAACTGTGGTGACATCCTACATTCTGGACGCCTTTTTGCTCGGCGCAAGCCCATTTAGCACCACAAGCGGATCTCCTGTTGTAACCGTCACTGATGCAGCGGGCGGCTATTCCACCAATGATTTTGTCACCTTCAGCGGAGCTACTACGGTTGCGGGCTTGACGCTTAATGGGGAATACCAGATCTCCGGTGCCATAGCCACTTCGTACACCATCACCGCTTCTGCCAATGCAAATGCCACCACCACGGGTGGTGGCTCAAGCGTGTACGCTTCCTATCAAATCAACACGGGCCCTGAGATCGCTGTCCCACTGTTTGGATGGGGCGCAGGCCCTTGGGGCCTTGGAACTTGGGGCGTTGGCGTTTCTTCTTCCGAATCACTGCGCCTTTGGTCACAGACCAATTACGGGGAAGATTTGATCTTCGGTCCGCGGGGCGGGGGCATTTATTACTGGGACACCTTGACTGGTGTTGCACAGAGGGCCGTGGCCCTCGGATCACTCCCCGATGCCTCTGATGTTCCAGTGATTCAGAACTACGTACTGGTCTCTGACATAAGCCGGTTTGTCTTTTGCTTTGGAACAAATGACATTGGGTCTACCGCGCAGGATCCGCTTTTGATCCGCTGGTCTGATCAGGAAAATGTTTCCAACTGGACCCCTGCGGCGACCAATCAGGCTGGAAGTATTCGCCTGTCTCAGGGCTCCGAGATCATCAGTGTGATCCAAGCCCGACAGGAGATCTTGGTTTGGACAGATACCTCGGTCTACTCTATTCAGTACCTTGGTCCGCCGTTCATCTGGGGCGCTCAGTTGGTGGGCAGCAACATATCCATTGCCAGCCCGAATGCAGTGGCGTATGCCAATGGCGTAGCCTTCTGGATGGGTGTGGATAAGTTCTACATGTACAACGGTCAAGTGCAGGCCATGCGCTGCGATTTGAAGCGCCATGTGTTTGAGGACATAAACACTTTCCAGCTTGAGCAAATATTTGCCGGTACCAATGAGGGGTTTAATGAGGTCTGGTGGTTCTACTGCAAAGAGGATGTAAATGCCGTGGGCAGCTATGTCATCTACAACTATGCAGAAGATGTCTGGTATTACGGCAACATGTCCCGCACAGCATGGCTCGATAGCTCCTTGCAACGTGGCCCGTTGGCCGCGACGTACAACAAGAAGTTGGTTATCCATGAACAGGGTGTTGACGATGAGGAGGCTGCTACAGCAGTGGCTATTCCGGCATACATCACTTCTTCCCAGTTTGATCTGGATGACGGGCACCAGTTCGTCTTTATCCATCGGGTGCTGCCGGACATTACATTTAGCGGATCAAGCGCACAGAACCCTAGCGTAGTGATGTCGTTGCTGCCTTTGCAGAACTCCGGCTCTGGCTACAATGACCCTGCTTCTGTGGGTGGAGTGAACGCGGTTGCCGTTACGCGGACCGCGATTGTTCCCGTCGAGGAGTTCACAGAGCAGATATTTACCCGGGTCCGTGGCCGTCAGTTGTCCTTCAAGATTGAAAGCTCTGCTGTGGGCGTGACATGGCAGCTGGGCTCTCCCCGTCTTGACATGCGTCCTGATGGGCGGAGATAAACAATGTCCTTGATTGTCACTTCCGACTTTGAGCTTACCCGTGTAGCTCCTCCTCGCCTGCCGTCGGCTCCGATCATATACAACGCCCAATATCAGGAGCAATACTCCAATATTTTGCGCTTGTACTTCAACCGTTTAGAAAATGTCTTGGGGCAACTTGTGGCAAATATTGACACCCTCCCAGTCTCGATTGGCGGCACAAACGTAGACGCTTTTGGGCGTATCCGAGTAAGCGAGCCTTACACCTTGTTTGATAGCCAGAACCGCTATGATATTGATACTCAGTACGACACGGCTTTGACTGGGACAGGGGTGACTGCATATCAAGTAAACGAATCCGCCATCAACTTGTCCGTAACTGCTGGTGGTGTCGGCTCCGTGGTGCGTCAAACTTTCCGCAGTTTCCCGTATCAGCCCGGTAAGGGCTTGCTGGTGCTGGCTACATTCTGCATGGATGGAAGTACAAGCCTGAATCTAACCCAGCGCGTTGGCTACTTCAACACGGAAAACGGCGTGTTCTTTCAACACGTCGGCAGCATAAACTCTTTTGTACTTCGCTCCTATGTGACGGGCTCGGTCAGTGATGCGCGGACCGCGGACCAGTCTTTGTGGAACGGTGACAAGCTCGATGGATCAGGGCCCTCGGGCCTTACGCTGGACCCATCGAAAGCTCAGATTTTGTGGATGGACTTTGAGTGGCTGGGTGTAGGCTCGGTGCGCTGCGGCTTCATCATCAATGGCGAGTACATCGTTTGCCACACCTTTACCAACGCCAACGAGATTACCGCAACGTACATGACCACGGCTATCCTGCCGGTCCGGTATGAGATCACCTCGACTTCTGCGGTTGCTGCTACATTAAAACAGATCTGTTCTTCCGTCATGTCGGAAGGTGGCTATAACGCCCAGTCTGCGAACTACACCGCAGCTAGGACAACTAAACGAACAACTTTTAGTACCACATTTATTCCATTGATCTCCATTCGACTTGCATCTGGAAGACTTGGTTCTGTTGTGCTTTTGACTAAGGGTCAGGCATTCCCCACCGTCACTCAAAACTATGAAGTTGTTGTTCTAAAGAATGCAACGCTGACGGGTGCGTCTTGGGCAGCAACTGTTTCCTCAAACGTGCAGTTTGACCAGACAGCTACAGCGCTTACCGGGGGAGTGGTTGTGGATCAAGAATACATATCCTCCACTTCGCAAAATAGAAGTGCAGCTCGAGTGGATGTTGGTTACAACTGGGACCTGCAACTGGGAGGGTCTTTGGCAGGTGTCAGTGACACTTTCACGCTCGCCATCCGAACATTAGATGCGACCCCCTCTGGCGATGCTTGGGGCGCAATTTCCTTTTATGATCTGACAACGCAGTAATATTTTCTAGGGGCTAAACCATGGCAACAGCAGCAATGACACCACCACAGGGGATTATGGCCCTGCCTGAAAACGATGAGGCCAATGTCGCCCCTGAAATCGGTATTGATGAGACATACGACGCGGTAAAAACAGGCCTGACTCAGGCGCGTCCTGATGCCGCTGCGGACATGGATGCCATGATGGCTGAAATCATCCCCCAGCTTGGAGAATTGGATGTCGAGCAGCTCGATGCGCTGATCACGGCCATTAAGTTCTTGAACGATAACCCTGAAAACTACGCCAAGAACATCTCTGACATGATTGCCGAGGACATCATCGATGAAGGTGATTTCCCAGCCGAGTTTGATCCTGAATTCTTGGCTACGATCCTGACTGTCCTGATTGAGGCCAAGCGCAATAAGACCGCTGGCGCAGCAGGCCCCGCCGGGATGCCTGCACAGATGCCCGCGCCTCAGGGCTTTGCCAAAGGGGGCATTGCAGACGCGGTTCGCATTGTTGCCTCTCAGGGCCGCAATGGCGACACCATGCTGGCCCACATCACTCCCGAAGAAGCCCGCATGCTGCGCAGCCAAGGTGGCTCCGGCACGATCAATCCCCAGACCGGTTTGCAGGAATACTTTAATCCCTTCAAGGCTGTTGCCAAGGTTTTTAAATCCGCTGTAAAGATAGTTAAAAGCACGGTCAAGGCTGTCGTTGGTGTCGCCAAAAAGATCGTTTCCAGCCCCATCGGCCGTATTGTTGCAACCGTCGGTTTGACCATGATCGGTGTGCCACCCCCTCTGGCAAGCATGCTGGTTACCAAAGCGGGCGGAGGCAGCTGGAAAGACGCCATTATTTCCGGTGCAACGTCGTATCTGGGAAGCGCAGGCAGCCCTATTTCTGGCTACATTGGAAATGCGGCTCAAGCAGTGGGCATTAGCAGCGCAGCAGGGACCGCGGCCCTCGGCTCTGGTTTGGTCGGCACCGGCATCGGCCTGTTGTCTGGGCAGAAACTCAGTGACGCTGTCAAAGGCGGTATCACTTCTTCGATCATGGCTGCCGGAACTACGGCATTGGCTGCCCCTGCCTCGGAAAGCTTTGACAAGTTCAAGACCCTGTTCAGCCCTGCGGATGCTGCTGCTCAAGCCACAGCACAGCCCTCAATGGGCCCACCAACAGCAGCCCAATTTGCAGCGCAGCCTGCCCCTGATATTGGAACTCCTGTTTCCACTCCGATTTCTATGGGCCCACCCACGGCAGCCCAATTTGCAGCGCAGCCTGCTCCTGATATTGGAACTCCTGTTTCCCCTTCTTATCAGGTCCCCGGCATGGTGGAAAGCGCAAAAGGTATGGGCCAAGGCATCATGCAGATGCTCCCCGGCACGGAAGGCGACTTTAGTACCGGCCTCAAGCAATTTGGCAAGGGTGCCGGGGACTTGTTTGCCCCTAGCGGCCCAACTCCGGCGCAAATCACTAAGAGTGCTGGAGATATTCTGAAGGCCGACACGACAGGGAAGATGACCTACGCTGATGCTTTAAAAGAGGCAAAAGCACAGGGCCCCGGCATCATCCGCTCCTACGGCCCTGCCGTAGCT